GAGATGATGTGTAATCGACGCTGGCATAGATATAGTTCTTATCAGATACTAGTGTAGCTGTACCTGCTTGCAACTGGTTTGTTTTATCAAAATAATAACCAGCCGGCGGAACAAATCTAATTAATGCACCCAATGTAATATATTGGTAATTACCTGTTGCACCAACGCCAATGTTTGTACCGGCATTAAAAAATCCTGTGCTAGTAGATGTTGTTGCACTGTTTTGATTCCATACTGCTGTGGTATCTGGCGAGAAACGTGATGCTGTTTCGTAGTATAAGTGAGCAACTTCTTTCTTACTAACCATTGGTTTAGCAATGTTAAAGATAACCTTGTTAACTTCGTTAACTGTTGTGTAGGTAAACGACGTTGTTGTATTATCGTAGTTCTTGTACAACATTCCGTCATCGCCGAAGATGTTTGTACTAGAATATTTTCCGCTGCTGTCAATAACGTCTAGGTAACGACTAATGCCAGAGCTAGCTCTGTTTACCGCTTTAACTTTTAGAATGTTGTTAAAACTTGTGTACGGCAATGTGTTGTAGTCTTCTCCAGTTACCATACGGTTTTGAGTATAGTATTGTTGAGGAGCTTTTGTACGAATATCGTTGATAGACTCTTTAGCACTGCTATTTGTAACAGTGTAGTTTAAACTTGCCCGGATTGTTAATGTTTCAATTCTGTTGTTTCGGCTAATGTAGTTTATAGTGAAACTAACAGATTGCATTTCGTCGGGGGTAATTTTATAACCTAGGCCATTGCTTTGGCGATAGTATAATCTAAAACTACCTTGAGGAATGTTTGCAAACGCACCGTCGCCAAATACTAAGTCAATTTGATCGTTGCTACGTGTGCTTACTTGATAAAGATTACGTTCGCTTTCTTGGTTATAAACAACGTTTAGGCCGCCAATAGCAGGAACTTGTGTCCACTTAATACCAGGAATGTTTTGGCTTGTTAAGTTGTATAACCAAACGTCACTATTGTTGATATTATCAAAGTTAATGTTAGTTACACGGTTAGGTAAACTATCGTTTAATGTGAAGTCAAGCGTTTTTAATTCGCCTTGTTTAAAGTAAACAAAGAAGCCAGTATTAATAGAACCATTGCCCTGATTATCGTTCTTAGCTAGCAAGTTAAAAACGCCAGTTGGCTTTGGGTCACGCTCGTATACATACGTCTGGTTGTAGCTAGTTGCACTAACTGCTTCAAATGGCATGTTAATGCCCTCAATGCTAGCTGCAAACTTGTAAACAGGAGTTACACCCGGCACAATATTAACGCTGTATTCGTCATTTAAAATGCCGTTAATAGTGTTGCTTGCTCCGGGCTTGCCAACTACTTGGCTACTTACTAGTGTTGCATTCATGATACTAGTAAACTGTTCTAGCCAGTTTTCGTTTGCAGCATCATTCCAGGATACTAGTAGGTTGGCTAAGTTTAAACCATTGCTGTCAGTAATAGACTCAGTGGTGCTCACGCTGTCAATTTTTAGGTATCCGCTTGCTGGGATATTACGCTTTGGGTTATAGCTAATTAAACGTGCAAGTTTAAGAACGCTATCGCGGCGCTCTGCTGTATCTAGGAAGTTTTCGCGACTGTTTAAGTCTGTGCGAAATGCTAAACTTTGACCCAAAAAGGCAATTAAGTCAATTAACGCAATGTATTCACTGCTTTCAGTAAAGTCGTTAAAATCTTCTGGGTAGTATGTACGCAAATAGTCAATCATTGACTTGCGTAATGTTTCGTAATCGTAGCTTTGGAAGTCTGCGTTACGGAATGTCTGATACAATTTTGTCCAATCCTGTTGGACTAATAAACTTGTTTGACGTGTGGTTGTAGCCATATCTATACCTATATCTAGTATTTATGGCTGCTAAAAAGTGGTATTATTAAGAAGCAGTGAGTGTTTCAGAGTTCTTATCAAAGTTTAAATTCATTGTTGTAGTTACGTTAGTAGGCTTATATGTTAAGTCAATTTGTAACTGCAACCCAGAATCCAATTGCTGAATAATTACACCCGATACAATTAAACGTGGATCGTATCCGACTACCGCAGTAACGTCGTCAATGATAATCTTTTTAGTTTCTTCAGTTAAAGGTTCAAATAATGTATTCCAAATGATGCTGCCAAAATTTGGTTGCATTAGTTTCTCGCCCTTGCGAATCTTAAAGTGATTTAAGAGGTTGCGTTTAACCAAAGCTAAGTCTGTTAACCTAAACTTTTTAGATTGATCAATAGTGTTAAATCCGCGGTAAGTTGCCATATCAATATTTATCCAGTTTTGGTACCACTACCCAAGCTCTGGATAGTAGCTAAGTTTGCAGGACGCAGTTCGGGTTTCAACTGAACGTGTGGAGGATCTCCGCTTGGGTCAAATCTGTACAGACCGTACTTGGCAAGAATTCCCATTTGTTCCATTGCAATAGCATCTGCTACACCAATGTCTGCTGCGATACCCAATCCGTGGTTTCCGACTACCTTAACTGGACGACTAATGTTACCATACGGGTTAACGTTTACGGTTGGTCTACCAGGCAATTGACCCCCTGCTGCAACCCATCCTGTGTAAATGCCATCTTGTTCTTCTTGAGTTCTAACAGTACTGCTGATGGTAATCTTCTTACCAGTTTGTGCTTTATAGTCACGGGCCGCTTGTAACAAGCGATCTTTAAAGTCAACGGTGGCTGCTTCAAAGTGTGTTCTATCTCCCGATCTACTTGTAAAGTTCATTACCTCGTCTGGGTTAATGTTTACAGTAGCAGGAGCAAAGTTTGCAACCGTACTACTTGTACCACCTGTGCTGCTGGTTGCAACGCTTAACACGTCAACTGCATAACGGCCTTGGTTGTATGCTGGCTCACACTGTTGTCCTTGCTGGTTCTTAATACCAGCAGCTTGTTCTCTCCAGAACTTAGCTTGGTCAGGCGGTGGGCCAGATGTTAGTCCACGTTCGCTATCACGTAAGAAGTATGCAACTGATAACATACCAGCAACAGTACAAACATCGTCGCCAGTCTTAATACCTTGATTGCTCACTAACACTTTGTAACAGTCATTCAGGAACAATTCCATTAAGGAGTCCTGTGTGCCTTTTGCACTTAAGAACGCCTGTGTGCCACTGATTCCATCTTTACCAGTGTATGCATCGTCTCGGAATACGGCCGCTGCACCAAATTTAGTTAGATAGTCGGGCTTAAGGTATCCGTAGTACTTTAAAATGTTTCCGTTAACCTTGTAACGGCCAATGCGTCCCAACGTTTGATCTTGTGCTGCGTAGTCAAGTTGACTTTCCACAAATCCAATCTCTAACATTAGTGCTTTAACCTGTGTTGCAATGAGTCCCGGTATCTTGTCTTCAATTGCTGCAATAGCTGCCGGACTTGGTGCGTCTTGTCTGCCCATACTTTCTGTAGGTGCAGGACTTACCACCGGTTGACCTTTTGCTAATTGCGGACCAGGATCTAATGATGATGCTCCGGTTTGCAATGGTGCTCCGCTGCCTGTTGTAACAATAGCTCCGCTGCCTGATGTAACTACACCATTGGCATACTTCTGTTGGTATGCTGCGTATTTGTTTTCGCGATCCTTGATACCGTTAGTACCACCGTTAACAATACGTGTAACTGCGGTTACATCTCCCCAGTTAAGGTTGGCTGTACGACTCTTCTTATATTCAAAGAAGAAAAACAATACCAGCTTTGCTGCTGTAGCCGGCTCTTCTGCAAGTGCAGGATTGTTTACTAAATCAATACCTAAGTATGCGCCTGCCCGAGTGTAAATGTCTCTACCTGTAATTTGAATAAAACCACGACCTTTAAACTTTAAACCGTCGCCGGGTTGTGTATTGCCTAAGTCCTTGCGGCCTTCGTACTTTTGGAAATAACTGTCGGCACCTAGTTCTTTTAAGAACTGGAAATTACCAGACTCGTGAGCACACTGGGCCATAATAGCTGCAAACTCTGTTTTGTCTGTAATGCCGTACCCGCCTAATGCCGACTCAAGAATTGCTTCGTTGTTTGCACCGCTTGGGTTCATACTACCAATTGCAGAACCTGCTGGCGCACCAGGGGGGGCACAAACGCTAGTAGGCTTGCTGTTCTTAGGTGCATCACCAAATTGGCTAGCAGACTTCTTAGAGCCTTTGCCGCCACCTCGTGTCCACGGTTCGTGTGCAGGAGTAATAGTTGCAATACTTTCAAACGCTTCGTCACTAGAAACCCAAATGCCTTGGTCTTTGTCCCATCCAGTATCGCTTTGCTTAAACGTTTTCAGGTCTGGGACGTTGTTAACTGCGGGCGGTGCATCAGTGTTGAGCATAATCTTGCTGCCCTTTAACACTAGCTTTCCGTCACTGCCCCAACCACCACTCGATGATTGCAAGTTCAATGCGCCATCAGACAAAATACCAATCTTGCCTGCTTGCATACCGATGCTGCCTGTGCCTTTGAATGTTAAGTCTTTAGTTTGTAACGCTATAGACGTTTCAGCCTTTAGTTTTATAGATCCGCCACTTTGGATGTTAATATCTGCATCAGCATGAAAGTTAAATTCACCATCTGTTCTATAATTAATGCCTGCAGAGCTGTATACGTTAATATGACCGCCACCTGTAAATTCCATCCAGCAACTTCCGTCGCTGTTAGCAATGTACATTACTCGTTCAGTGTCATTCATTAAAATCTGATGACCACCTGCACTACGCAAACGAACTAATTGATCGGTTCCTTGTTGGTCACCATCATCT